CGATAAGATGGTGCGACTTAATGCTGTTGCTGATTTATTTAGTAGCGGTAAAATCTGGGCACCGGACACGCGCTGGGCGCGAGAGGTTATTGAAGAGATGGCAGCTTTTCCGGTTGGCGAGCACGACGACTACGTGGATACGACAACTCAGGCATTGCTACGTTACAGACAAGGCGGATTTATCTCATTGGACTCCGACGAGAAAGACGACCGCTATTATGTGCCCCGACGGGCCGCGTACTATTAAGGATATTAGATGGCTACCAACATCGACAAGGCACTGTACCAAACTCCAGCAGGGCTAGAAGAATCAACGGACGAAGCCCCCATTGAGATTGAGATCGTTGATCCAGAAGAGGTGACGATTGGTATGGGCGGCATGGAGCTGACTATATCTAAAGATGAGTTTAACGGGGATGACTTTGATACCAACCTCGCCGATGAGGTAGCCGATAGTGTGTTAGCCACGCTGTCTGAGCAGCTGTCTGGCGATATTGACAACGACCGCAACAGTCGCAAAGACTGGGAAAAGGCCTATGTCAACGGTCTGAAGTTGATGGGCTTGCAGATCGAGGAGCGCACGGAGCCGTGGAACGGCGCGTCTGGTGTGTTCCACCCGATGATTACCGAGGCGGTCGTGCGCTTCCAGAGCGAGACGATTACGGAGACGTTCCCAGCTATGGGGCCGGTGCGTACCAAGATCATTGGTAAAGAGACGCCTGATAAGAAAGCTGCTGCCGAGCGGGTGCAGGACGATATGAACTACCAGCTCACAGAGGTGATGCAGGAGTTCCGCCCTGAGCATGAGCGGATGTTGTGGTCGCTGCCTGCCACTGGTTCAGCATTTAAGAAGGTCTACTTCGACCCGAGCCTTGGGCGTCAGATTTCTGTGTTTGTTCCGGCTGAAGATATTCTGTTGCCATACGGCACGTCGGAGATTCAGTCCTGCTACCGCGTGACTCACGTCATGCGTAAAACTAAGAATGAGATTACGAAACTACAGGTTGCGGGCTTCTACCGCGATGTGGACATCGGAGAGCCGGATAAAGCGACCGATGAGATCAACAAAGCCAAAGATAAAGAAACGGGATTTAGCGATATTAATGATGATCGCTTCACCCTGTACGAATGCCATGTTGACTTGGACCTTGAAGGCTTTGAGGATTTAGATAAAGACGGCGACCCCACAGGTATTGCGTTGCCGTATGTGGTCACACTGATTCGTGGCACAAACGAGATTCTGGCAATCCGTCGCAACTGGCGCCCGGATGATGACCTGAAGATCAAGCGCAATCACTTCGTTCACTACCAGTACATCCCCGGGTTTGGTGCCTACGGCTTCGGTCTGTTCCACCTGATCGGCGGCTTTGCCAATTCAGCGACATCTTTGATGCGCCAGCTTATTGATGCTGGTACGCTTTCTAACCTGCCGGGCGGTCTGAAGTCACGAGGGTTGCGGATCAAGGGAGACGACACTCCCATCGCTCCGGGCGAGTTCCGTGATGCTGATGTAGGTTCGGGCACTCTGCGCGACAACATCCTGCCGCTGCCGTACAAAGAGCCAAGCCAAGTTCTGATGGCACTGCTCAGTAACGTGGTGGAGGAAGGCCGTCGCTTCGCAGCAACTGCTGACATGAAGGTCTCCGACATGAGCGCGAATGCGCCGGTCGGGTCTACTCTGGCATTGCTGGAGCGTCAGTTGAAGGTGATGACGGCAGTTCAAGCCCGTGTTCACTACGCGCTGAAACAAGAACTCCAGTTGCTCGCGGGCATCATCCGCGACTACACACCTGACGAGTACACCTATCAGCCAGACGGCGAAGTGGGTCCGCGTGCCAAAGGCAAGGACTACGACCATGTAGACATCATGCCGGTGAGCGACCCCAACGCTGCGACTTTAAGTCAGCGTGTTGTTCAGTATCAGGCGGTTATTCAGTTGGCGCAGGCTGCGCCTGACATTTATGACTTGCCTCAGTTGCACCGTGGCATGCTGGAGGTTTTAGGGATTAAGAACGCCGACAAGCTCGTGCCCCTGCCAGAAGACCAGAAACCGAAGGACCCGGTGTCTGAGAACATGATGGCGCTCAAAGGTGAGCCGCTCAAAGCGTTCCAGTACCAAGACCACCAGTCACACATTCAGGTACACATGTCTGCCATGCAGGACCCCGTCATTATGGAGTTGATTGGGCAGAACCCCCGCGCTCCGATGATTCAAGCAGCCATGATGGCGCACATTGCCGAGCACGCTGGGTTTGGCTATCGTCAGAAGATTGAGCAACAGTTGGGCATGTCTCTCCCACCCGAAGATGAGAAGCTGCCACCCGAGATTGAGATTGCACTGTCCGGCATGATGGCTCAAGCCGCGCAGCAGTTGTTGCAGCAAAACCAAGCTGAAGCGCAGCAGAAACAGCAGCAACAACAGGCACAAGACCCCATTCTGCAGCTTCAACAGCAAGAGATGCAGATCAAGATGCAGGAGTTGCAGCTCAAACAGCAACAAATGCAGATGCAAGCGCAGACAGCGGCGCAGGAGTTGCAGCTTAAACAGCAACAAATGCAGATCGCTGCTGCAACTGACGCGGATGAGTTAAAGCTCAAAGAGCGTAAAGTTGAGGGGGATTTGGAACTTGAAGGCATGAAGGTTGCAATCGACATGCAGAAATCCAAAGACAAACTTGCTGCTGACCAAGAGCGAGAGGGTGTCCGTATGGGCATCGACATCGCCAAATCTCGTGCGCAAGCACGCAATAAAGGTACCCAGTGACCATTGTTTCCGACTTCGCACGCGTATTGCGCGAACAAATACGCACCGACATGAACAACTACGCAGACGACTGCGCAGGGGGGAGCTGTCGCTCTTTTGAAGAATATCAAAAACTCTGTGGTGTTATCCAAGGTCTGGCCATTGCAGAGCGTTATATCCTTGACCTTGCTAAGAAAGTAGATGAATCAGATGAGTGAAATCATTCTGCCTCCGGGTTTATCCCTACCTCCCGGCATACAGCCTATTGAAAAACCAGACGAAGAAGCCACAGACGAGCAGAAGGCAACGATGCTCCCTGAGCCTAAAGGCTGGAAGATTCTGTGTGTTGTGCCAGACGTGTCAGATAAGTTTGAGAACTCCTCAATCATCAAAGCTGATACGTACATGAAACAAGAAGAGCATGCCACAACTGCTCTGTTTGTTTTAAAGCTGGGCCCTGACGCGTACAAAGACGAATCCAAATTCACCAGCGGCGCTTGGTGTAAAGAGGGCGACTTTGTTCTCGTACGTACGTATTCCGGTACGCGTTTCAAAATCTACGGAAAAGAGTTTCGCTTGATTAACGATGATCAAGTTGAGGCTGTTGTGCAAGACCCTCGCGGTTTGACCCGCGCTTAAGGAGTAAAAATGGAAGACAAGTTTGAGTTTCCCGATGAAATTGAGGAAAAACAACAACTTAGCGACGATACTTCAGATACCACTCTAAGTGAAGATGAGGTCGAAGTTGAGATTGTTGACGACACTCCTGAGAAGGACAAAGGCCGCAAGCCTTTAGGCCGTGAAGTAGAAGACCCGACAGAAGAAGAAATCGAGTCCTATACCGGCAATGTCCAAAAACGCATTAAAGAGCTGACCCACGCACGTCACGACGAGCGCCGGGCCAAAGAGGCTCTCCTGCGTGAAAAGCAGGAACTTGAGCGTCTTGCACAGCACATGGTCGACGAGAACCGCAGACTCAAAGAGTACGTCAACACAGGTACGGAGCAGTATGCGGTTTCTATAAAGCAAGTAGCGGATTCGGAAGTGGACAAAGCCCGACGGGCTTTGAGAGAGGCAAACGAGGCGTACGACACGGATGCCATCATTGCCGCCCAAGAAGCGTTGCTAGAAGCCAAACTTAAGTTAAAGGCGGCAGAAAATTTTAGACCTCCCCCTTTACAAGTGGATGAATATCGAGTACAAACTAACCAAAACGTATCGGAACCGCAGCAAGTCGATGACAAAACCCTGCGCTGGCAGGCAAAAAACCAGTGGTTCGGCGCTCCGGGATACGAGGAAATGACCAGCTTTGCACTAGGGCTGCACCAGAAGCTAGTGAATTCGGGGGTAGACCCCCGCAGTGATGAGTATTTCGAGCGAATAAATGCTCGCATGAAGTCAACGTTCCGCGATTTTTTCGGGGATGAAGACAGGCCGAAGTCCGGTGATGGCTCCAGAAAGCCGAGCACGGTTGTGGCACCAGCGACTCGTTCGACTGGCGCTAGAAAAGTCCAGCTAACCCCTACGCAAGTTGCGTTGGCTAAAAAGTTTGGATTAACCCCGCAGCAATATGCTGTTGAATTGGCAAAGATGGAGAAATCAAATGGCTGAAAACCGTACACCTCGTGACCTTAACTCACGCGAAAAAAATGCTCGTGCTGTATACGTACCGCCGAGTGCGCTGCCAGACCCCACTCCCGAACCGGGTTATGTCTACCGATGGATTGCTACGCATATCATGGGACAGGCTGATCCGACAAACGTGTCTAAAAAGATGCGTGAGGGCTGGGAACCGGTCAAAGCAGCAGACCATCCAGAATTGATGCTGATGGGTAACGACGCAACAGGTAACGTTGAGATCGGAGGACTAATGCTCTGCAAGATGTCCCAAGAGAAGGCGGAAGCTCGCGACCGGTACTATAACCAACAGGCTCAGTCCCAGATGGATTCAGTGGACAACCACTTCATGCGAAACAGTGACCCTCGGATGCCGCTGTTCTCAGACCGCAAGTCAACGAACAGTCGCGGAGGTGGGTTTGGTTCAGGTTCTAAGTAATTTAGGAGTTTTTTAATATGGCAAATACTGCTGCACCCTACGGGCTAAAACCCGTCAAGCGTGTTGATGGCATGCCTTATGCTGGCGCAACGGAAGAATTTCTGATTGATCCCGCAGGCGAAGCCACCAACATTTTCAATGGTCAAGTCGTGATTGTCGGTTCTGATGGCTATTTGGCTATCTCTACCGCTACTGGCGCTGACATCACTACCAACAACCTCGGCGGCTCTGGCGTCGGTGCTATTGGTGTGTTCGTTGGTTGCCAGTACGTCAACGCACAAGGTCAAGTGATTCACAGCCAATACTACCCCAGCGGTACAACTGGCGTGGTCAAGGCTTATGTCGTGACTGACCCCAACGTTGTGTTCCAAGCTCAATTGGATGGTTCTGGCGCTCAAACAGTCTTGGGTACCAACACATTCTTTGCTGCTGTGCAGTCTACCTCTACTGGTTCTACCACTACTGGTAACTCTACTTCAGCTTTGGATGCTACCGTTCAAACGACTGCTGCTGCCTTCCGTATTGTCGGTTTCGCCTCTACCCCCGGCGATTCTTATACAGACGTGTTGGTTAAGTTCAACCCCAGCGCTCATTCATATTTGAATAACGTTGGTCTGTAAGGAGTAAATAAAAATGGCAATTTCACGCAGTCAACTACTTAAAGAGCTGTTGCCCGGCTTGAACGCTCTGTTCGGCATGGAATACAAGCGTTATGGCGAAGAGCACAAAGAGATTTACGAAACTGAATCTTCTGAGCGCTCATTTGAAGAAGAGACCAAGCTGGCTGGTTTTGGTTCTGCTCCTGTCAAGGCTGAAGGCTCTGCCATCGCTTATGACAACGCGCAAGAAGCATTCACCGCTCGCTACAACCACGAGACTATCGCTCTGGGCTTCTCCATCACTGAAGAAGCTGTTGAAGACAACTTGTACGACAGCCTGTCTGCTCGTTACACCAAGTCTTTGGCCCGTGCGATGTCTTACACCAAGCAAGTTAAAGCTGCTGCTGTGTTGAACAACGCATTCAGCGGTTCTTACCTTGGCGGTGACGGTGTCTCTTTGTGTGGCGTTAACAGCAGCTCAAGCCGTGTTGGTCACCCCCTGATCAATGGCGGTGCGAACTACAACAGCCCCACCACCGGTTCTGACCTCAACGAAACTTCGTTGGAAAACGCGATCATCCAGATCGCTGGTTGGACCGATGAGCGTGGTTTGTTGATCGCTGCTCGCGCTCAAAAGCTGGTGATTCCCCCATCATTGCAGTTCGTTGCCACTCGTCTCATGAAGACTGAGTTGCGTACGGCTACTGCCGACAACGACATCAACGCGTTGCGTAGCGATAATGCAATCCCCGGCGGTTTCACTGTGAACCACTTCTTGACCGACACGAACGCATGGTTCCTCATGACTGACGTTCCTAACGGCTTGAAGCACTTTGAGCGTACGCCTTTGGCTACCTCTATGGACGGCGACTTCGATACTGGTAACGTACGTTACAAGGCTCGTGAGCGTTACAGCTTCGGCTGGTCAGACCCATTGGGTATCTGGGGTTCAGCAGGCGCCTAAGCCTGACGGAAAAGGGGAGCTTTGGCTCCCTTTTTTCTTGCGTTTCTTTTTTGTTGGTGATATATTGGCAACAACCCGGGGTTCCCGGTGTATCTGACAGTCCCGGCTGACGACATGCAGACAGATACGCCCCACTTGCATGTAAGGAAAAATCATGGCAAATACCACCTTCCAAGGCCCAGTCGTATCTACAAACGGTTTTCAGGGCGCTGTTATCGCAACTACTGTTACCGCCACTGGCAACGTAACTGCTACTGGCACTGCTAACGTAATCGTTATCCCTACCTCTGACCCCGGCGTTGCTGGCGCGATTTGGAACAACAGCGGCACTTTGGCTGTTTCTGCCGGTTAATTTAGCTCCCCCGGCAACGGGGTTTAATTTGTTTTAAGGAGCTAAATTATGGGTATGCAAACTGATGTCAAGGCCGCGACGGTAACGTCTGAAAGCGCGGCTGTTCCGTACCGTACTCGCGTTAAAGCTCTGTCTTTTGTCACAACTGGCACTGCCGGTTCTGTGCAGATCGAAGATGGGGATGGCGGTGCGGTTAAATTAAATATTGCAACAGCAGGGGTGGCGGACACGCAGCACCTTTTGTTGCCCGGCGAAGGCATTCTCTTTGAGAACGCTGTATGGGTTGTACCGGCGAACGTCACGTCTGTGACGGTGTTTTATGGCTAAGTCGGCAGCATGGACGAGGAAAGAGGGCAAGGACCCCAAAGGCGGCCTAAACGCCAAAGGGCGAGCCTCCTACAACAAGGCGAACCCCGGGAAACCGGGTTTGAAGCCCCCCGCTCCAAGCCCAAAGACAGAGAAAGACGCAGCACGGCGAAAGTCCTTCTGCGCCAGAATGTCTGGGATGAAGTCCAAGTTGACGAGTTCAAAGACAGCCAAAGACCCGAACAGCCGTATAAACAAGAGCCTTAGAGCGTGGAACTGCTAAAAATGGACATGATGTTGTGGAACGGAGGGTTATCCCTCGCCGTTGCTTTAATTCTTCTGTGGGTTAAAACATCCCAAGATGAAGTTAAACGCGTTGCTATCTTACTTAGCAAGACTCGTGAAGAGGGCGCTGAGAAGTATGTAACCCGCTCCGAACTCCACACAGACATCAACCGCGTTATAGACAGGCTTGATAGGTTAGACACAAAGCTGGATACTTTTATCCGCGAGCAAAAAAACGCTACAAACTAAGGAAAAACCATGAGTGACATGACCCCCAACCAAATGCGTAAGAAAGCGGATGAAATTGAAGCCGCAGGTGGCCCTATGGCGCTAGAACGCGCCAACAAACTTCGTGACGATGCGAACGATATGGAATCTGGCGCTTACGAAGCCGACCGCAAAGCTGGTAAGTTAAATAACAAAGGCGGCATGGTTGGCTACAAAAAAGGCGGTATGCCCAAAAAGATGAAGGGCGGTGGCTCTGTCCGTGGTTATGGCTTGGCTCGCGGTGGCCGCGCCTGCAAAATGGTTTAAGGAGTTATGTTATGGATATGCCTGATACAAATATTGAGGCTCCTGCGGTTACAGCCAATCCGATGGCTGCCGCCCGCATGAAAAAGATAAACCCTAAAGGTCGTAAGCTCGACAAGCGCGGTAACCCAATCGTCACCAAAGAGGAACTAGAAGCCTCGGGCATGTCTCTGCGCGATTTCTTAAACGAAGAGCGTGGGTTAACAAGACGCGTTACGACTAGCGATCGAATTAAAAACGACGAGACTCGTAAACGCAATACAGCGCCCGTAACTCGCGCTGAAA